CCATATCAACGATCTGGGATTTGCTTATATTATTTACCCGTTCTATTATGGCTACCGATATCATCAGCATACTGGCAAGACGGCTGGCCGATATATCCTAAACGATGAGAAGGCAAAGTCAGAGACAGATATTTACTGTGTCTATGACCATAACCATTTCATCGACCCGGTCATGGCTCATCTTAAAGAATCAGGTTATAACGTCAAGAAGAATGAATCGTTCAGGCCGGACTTCGCTGTTGGAGCCAAGTTGGTCTGGGCAGAGTTTGCTGGTAAGAATGCACAGGCAGTCGCAGATAGCGACCTGCCCGGGAAGAAGATTCTCAGGCTCCACGCCTATGAGGCTTTTAGCCAGTATGTGAATGAAATCAAGTTTTCCAGATTCGATAAGGTGATATTCGTGTCTCCTTACATCCGGGAATATGTTGAGAACCGGATTGGGAAAATGGATAACGCTGTGGTCATTCCTAACGGGGTGAACTTAAAGCAATTCACTATTCCTAAACATAAAAAAGAAAACAATAAGATTGCCTATGCTGGATATCTGGCAAATAAAAAAGGCGCTCACATGTTGATTATGCTGGCTAATGAATTTCCGGGAATGGAGTTTCATATTGTCGGCACATTTCAGGAACGTGATATTCACGACCTGTTTGAGCGTAAGAGACCGGATAATATGTTTCTATATCCATGGACTTCCGATTTGAATGCATTCTTTGTGGACAAATCTTTTATATTAAACACCTCGCCCCGGGAGTCCCAGAGCATGGCCGTCATGGAAGGTATGGCTGCCGGACTCAAGCCTCTTGTGTATGATTGGGTGGGTGCCAGTGAAATTTATGGAGAAGATAATGTCTGGGCAACGACAAGGAAACTGAAGTGGCTGATGGCTGAGGAGTATAAACCACAGGAATATCGTAAATTTGTCAAAGATAATTACAGTGATATAATCACTAACCGTAGAATAAAAAACTTGGTGGACACATGTCTATTGGGAGAAAAGACACAGGCTGTCAAGGCTGGGTGATGTCCATAAAAATAACTTAACATAAGGAGATCGAATCATGCCTCTTAAATTTAATTTAGGCTTTGATAAAAATGAAGAATTGAAAAATGTTATCAATGCCTTGAACGGAACAGATACGACTGAACTCACTATAAACGGCGCTGTAACTATGGCCGGGGCTATTTCTAAAGCCAGTCAGGTAATGATTTTTAATGGGTTTAACGCTGTCTCCGATTGGACTTTTGGCGCAGATGGGACTGTTCGCCTTGCTGCAAGCAATACTGCGAAAATCGCAATCTGCCCATTACCGGGACTGAAACCGGGAGATATAATTACTGGGTTTAAAATTTACGGACAGATTGAATCTGCTGGGGGCGCTGTTACTCTTGATGCTGATCTCAGGAGAGTTCTCCATGTTGCTGCCGATGTAACCGATGCAAGTCTCGGTGCTATAACACAAGTGGCCGTAACGGCAGACACGGATGTCGAATCGTCAAAGACCTTAGCCTCACAACATACTGTTGCTGCCGAATATGGTTATTATGTGAAAATCACAGGGACAACCGCCGGGTCTACTGATATAGCAGTTGTAAGTGTTGAATTGCAAATAACAAGGACGCTGTAAATGCCTGACGGGACAAAGGACACAGCCGGAATTTCTTCAGCCAGACGAACCCTTGGGTATAAGAATAAGCCGACCAAAATTAAAAAGTTAAAGCCAAGGAAGAAACGTGCGAAACGAAAACAATGATCTAAATGTGGATATAGGCTATCCTGATGGGATGCCACCTACTCCCAAACAGTTTAATTTTCACCGGGACGTTACGTCACGAGTGAAATTGCTTGAAGGTGGATTTGCGTCCGGGAAGTCCTATGCCCTGATCATGGATTTAATAATAAATTTATTACAGTATCCCGGGAACGAGTGTGTTTACGGCAGGTTAACTCTTGATGAAATCCTTCGGACGTTCTTCCCGATATGGAACGAACTGATTCCAGAGGAATTGGTTTTGTCCCATAATAAGGCTGAACGTAAAATCCTATTAAGGACGAAGGGTGCTCCATCGACTCTATACTATATCCCTTTGGACGATAGTAAGGGAGCGAAGCATAAGATTAAGAGTATGAACTTAGGTTATGCTGCCATCGATCAGGCGGAAGAGGTCGCTGAAGATATCATAGACGCATTCTTGGGGCGTTTAAGGCGGAAGGAAACTCGCAGGCAATTGGCGATGAACGCTAACCCTGAAGGGCATAATTGGGTATGGAGAAGGTTCATAAAAGAAAAAGACACACACCGGAAACACGCTTACTACGAGATAAATCCGTGGTGCGAAGATGCTCCCGTCCCCACAGAAGACGAACTGAATAAACGGGCAGAGGTCTTAGGTCGGGACGCAATGGACTTAATAATTCAGGACTTCCCACAGTATATCGAGTTTACGGACAATCCGTTTCTACCTATGGATTATCTTCTTGACATGCTTTCGTGGCCAGACAAAATGAAACGGCGATATGTCTACGGGAAACATGATGCTTTTGAAGGTTTGATTTACGATCAGTTTCAAGATGCTACACACGTTATAGATAGTTTTGATACATCCGGCAAGGAGTTCACCCGGGTCGTAAGTATGGACTGGGGCAAAGTTAATCCGCTCTGTGTTCTGTTCTGGGACATTGATCCAAATGGTGTATGCTACTGCACTCATGAAATCTACCAGACCAACATGGACGTTGTCACTTTAAAACTTATGATCCGGGCTATGAACCGGGACAAGAAAGTCGCAGCATGGGTGGCCGATCCTTCGATTAAAAAGAAATTAACTCCAGACCAACCCAGTATCGACGATCTGTTCAGGACTGCTGACGATGGCAGTGGCTGGGGAATCATCTGGAGTGAGGCAGACAATTCTCCCGGGGCAGTAAACGCCGGGATTGAAGTTGTCCAGAGTTATTTAAAGAATGATCCATTCACAGATGACCGGACGAAGGTATATTTCTTCCGGGATAAATGTATTCAAACAATTGAGGAAATTCAGGATTACAGGTGGAAAGAAATGGCGAGAACCATGACTCTGCTCCACGCTAAAAACCAACCGGAGATTCCTCGCAAGTATAAAGATCATGCCATGGACAGTATGCGATATGCACTGTCATGGATTAAACGATTTGACATTCGCCCCAAGCAGACCGATATCAATATGCGTAGATTCCTGCGTCAGTATTGGCAACGTGAGAAAGCAATGAGTGGGGTGAGGGGTCACATGACTGCATAGGAGAAGTAATGGCTAAACCATGGACGAAACCATATATTCTACAGCGCTGGGAATATTCCCGAGATCGCAAGATGGAATATTTTGATTCCAATGCGAAGATAAATTATAACTATTATGACGGCACCGGGCACTGGAGCGAGGCAGAGAAAAAGATTCTGGCTGCAGATGAGAGACCTGCCACGGTGTTGAACTATGTTTTTAAATTGGTCAATACTTTTGTCGGTAATGAGATTCAGAACCGGAACGATATTCACGCTTTTCCGATGGAAGGTGGAGATGTCGCTATGGCCAATATCTTAAACTACGGATATAAGCATGTTAAAAGTAATACCCGGCTGGACTGGAAATTTACGCAGGCTCATGTTGACGGACTAATATCTTCTCAGGGCTGGCTTATGAATAGGATTAAATTTGACAGGCAGGGCCGACCAGTAATCGATATCAAAAACAAAAATCCTTTGATGATTTATTTTGACCCGGATAGTATTGAACTTGACTTATCAGATGCTCAGGATGTTTTTGAATCTGAGTTTGTATTTAAGCCCGAATTAATAAAAAAGTTTCCTGCCATGAAGAAAGAGATTGAATCTTTTTGCAGTGTTGATATCGATGACCATCAAGTCTATTATGACCGGAAAAAAGATTTGGTCAGAGTTCTTTATGCCGAGTACATGAAGTTTGAGAAGCAACCCTACTATGTGATCCGGCTAAAGAACGGTGGATTCCGGTATCAGAAGGAAGAGCCAAAGAGAGGCGAGATTCCTACAGGCGCTACCGTTACAGTTGACCACGATACAGTCGCTCAGTCCTACGGGATGAGGTTCCTTGGTGATGTTGTGCTGGAAGAGCCTATTAAGAATCCTTACGGCTGTGGTAATGACAAATTCAGTTACACCCTGATCGCTCCGTACTTCGTGGCTGGCCGGGGAGTTTCTATCGTTAACCAATTTAGGTCTATGCAGGATATGATTAACAAGTCATACTCACAGGCCATTGATATATTAAACAGGCAACCGAAGGTCGGGGGACTCTATGAAGAAGGTGCTTTAGAAGACCCGGACGAACTGGACGAGATCGCACGCTCTGGGAAGTGGTTGCCAGTAAAGAACATTGAAAAAATTAAAATACTTGACCCACCGGATTATCCCGTGGCGCACATGAGACTTCTGGCTGATACGATTGATTATATTAAAGAGATCGTCGGAACACCGGACGTATTTATGGGCGAGGCTCCCGGACGTGTGGAGTCTGCCTTAGGTATCCAAATATTAAAACGGCAGGCTGGGTTGACATTTGAAATGCCTGCAGACAATCTCAGGCTTGGCCAGATAGAGGTTGGCAGGAAGATTATGAACCAGATGTCTGAGTTCTGGAGCCGGGACAAATTTATGAGGGTCGCTGGTGAGGACGGCAATTATCAGGAGATCGATATTAAGCCTGCCCAGATTAAAATGACCAAGACCGACAGAGAAGGAAAGCCAGTAGGCGAACCTTCGACATTGACGAACAGACTCCGGGAAGGTGAGTATGATTTTGTTATCGATGTTACTCAGCCGACAGTTACCCAGAGAATGCATAACCAGATGATTGCTACTCAGTTATTTCAGATGATACCACGACCAGAACTGGCTCCGCTATTAATCGACATGCTGGACTTTCCACAGAAGGATAAGTGGAAACAAGCACTTGGTCAGGCAGCAGAGGCTATGGCCGAGCAGCAAGCGTCGGGCGGTCAAGGTGGCCCACAGGGTGGCCAAGGGGGTCAGGGTGGCGTATAGACCAGATATGATGGAATTATATAGGTCTCCTATGGCGAGGCTGACGGGGAAGCAAGAAGCCGGGTTATTTCTTCTGCAGATATCTCAGCAGGAAAAACCGACCATGTCTCAGGTGGCCGTTGATGAAGAGAATCAGGTCGAACACTGGTGGGTAGAAAAGCAATTCTGGCTTAAGTATCGGCAGCATTTTACGAACTTTGGGTACTTGCCACAACAGAAAATTAACACCAACACAGGTAGGCAACACATGTTGGAAAAATACTAACAAATAAAAATGTTGTTGATTGTGTAAAATTATGTATTTATATTAACGCAGGAGAACCGAAATGGCTGATGAACCAAAAAAACTGAACGAGATTGTTCTGGGTGACGATGAGTCCGTACCTGAAAAGTTCAGAGGAAAATCTGTTGAGGACATATTAACGTCCTACAAAGAAGCAGAAGATTTAGCACACACAAAGGCAGAAGAAGTGACCGCAAGAAATCAAGAGATTGCAACATTGAGAGCGACACCAGCACCAGACCCGATATTTGACCCTGATCCAGACCCCGATCCTACATACGACGATCTTTATGGTGATGATGAATATGTTACTAAGGATGCAGTAGAAAAACGTCTGGCTGCGATTGAGAAAAAGAATCAGGAAGATTTGAGGAACGTTGAGGAACGTGCCACATCTAATGCCATGGCTCTTATGGAGAAGAAACAATTTATCGATGGCCATCCAGAAATTTTTGATGGCAAGACTCCGCAACAAGCAGATACTATTATTAAGAAAGTTGCCGGAGCAGGTTTTGTTGCCGGGAAAGAGTCTTTAGAAGGTGGCTTAAGTGCCATCGGTGAGATGAGCGCTGAACTGGGCTTTGTCCAGCCAGCGCCAAACCCGGATAATCGGATTGTTCCTACAGATATGAAGACTATTGGCGAGTTTGAAAACGTCAATGACGAAATTGAACATATGAAAAAAGTCCATCAGGAATCTGGTGGCAAAATATCCAGTGGCCTAAGAAATATATAACCCATTGAAGAGGACGGGAAAGTAGTTCTCTTTCCTATAATCCTTAGTTAAAAGAACACAGGATCGGGGTATCCCCGGTCGATTAATTAACTAAAGATTAACTTTTTCTCAAATTATTATTTGAGAGAGGGGAGAGAACATTATGGGTTATACATCAGGTAATAAGGATACTGCCAATCTTGATAGCAGTAGACGTACCTACGACATCCCCCTAAACGACACGATTCATGAATTGTGGGAGCCTTCGGCTACCCCATTTCTTGTATTTTCTCGTGGTCTGCGGAAG